TCGCAAGCCGTTTTGCGATCAGCGCATCAACTTCCTCTTGCGAGAAAGACTTGGCCGGCTGTTCTTGCGCAGCAGAGTCCGACGCCGCCGTCGCGTCGGGTGCCGTCACGGAAATATCAGCCGGTGCGGGCTGAGCGTCCGTTACGAGAGGTTGGGTATCGTCCATGTGATTCCGAAGAATCCCCGGTCAGCCTGGCCGGTAAGGTTTCGGCGCGACTATACCACTTCGTCAGTTGCGTGCAATTCGGTTTTGACTTCCGTCGCCTTGACCAATTGCAGGTTCAATCGGCCCATAGCCATCCACGGGTTTTCTGCCGTCACATCAGCCAGTGCGTACATGACCTCGATGGCTTCCAACGTTGTTTCCAAGCCGGCCTGCTGGCACAGCGCGAACGTCTGCGCGGGCTTGCCCGGGTCACGGCTAATCTCAACCCACTGGCCGTCAGGCTCTTGCCCCCACACGGCAAACGGCACCAGTGCCGCAAAGCCTTCGGAGATTCCGCCGCTGCTGATGTAGTGCGTAGCCGGTTCGTCGCCCGTGGAGGAGAGGCCCGTTTGGAACATGCCTTGGCAGTTCACGGGGTCCAGCGTTTCCGCGATGAGGCGGGCCAAGGGGGCTTGGTCGGCGGGGACGATCAAGGTTCTGAAGATGTCCATCAGTAGGCTCCAGTTCTTTGATTGACCCACGACTCTGTTGCGCTGATCTGCGAATCTGTGGACTGTGCGCCACGGATGATCAGAGATGACAACCAGCCTTGAAAGTACAGGCTTGCGTTGTTGCGTGCGCAAATAAACAGCGGGTAGTTGCCGTAGTTGCCGGCTCCTTGGTCGGCAGTGCCATTTGTGCCGCTTGCTGCGCCATTTATTCTTAGTGCAGACAAATCTCCAGCAATATTTCCAGTTGCAGTTGTTATCAAAGTTACTGGAGATGCAAAGCCGGCAGAAATAGCAATCTGACCAATCGCAGCGGCAGCATTTCCGCGAGAAGTAAACGCCAGATTTGCAGCGGCAGACACGCCGTTGTAGCTTGGAGAAAAAAAGAAAGAACCTGCGTTGCTGTTGAAATTGTCGCTCAATTCCGCCAATATTGGCGCAGAATCACTCAACTTCCGAACCCCCGCAAACACCGTCATCTTGTCGGTAGCGGTAAAGTCAATGCTGCCCGTGGACATCGAATCGTCAATGCCGTCGAACGCAAGGTAGGGCAGGAAGCCCACGGTGTCGTAGTCTGTCGCTGCGGCAACGCGCTGGTAGGTGGGGCCGATCAGGCCGGTTGCTTGGCTGGTGGGGCGGAGGTCTGCGCCCCAGAGGAAGATGCCCCCAGATTGCGCAGCGTTGTATTTTGGAGAAAACGGTATATTGGCAGATGCAATTCCAGTAAAGAAAACAGACAAAAGTTTCCAGCCATTACCAACGTCTACAATATCACTGCTTATAACGCTTCCCGTTCCAGACTGACTGACAGTCTTGGACATTGTCAATACGTTAAAGACTACTACAGCGGAATTTGGCCCAGCATAAGCGCCAAGCTCAATGTCTGACTGCGTTCCGCCTGATTTTGCATATACTCGGATGCACAATGCGTCTGTCGCTGCGCTTGCCAAAGTCCTCAAAACGTACGCACCAGAACTTGGAACAATCAAATCCGCCGTCGTGGTTCCATTTGGCGCCACAATAGCATCGGTTGTAACAGTAACCGCGTTTTTAATCCAGGCGGCGTTGCTGAAATCTTCCGAATACGTCAGCAGGTTGTACCTCGCCGCCAGCTTCGGGCGTTTTGTGGAGGTGGTTTGGGTGGCGTGGTTGCCGGGGATTTCGCGGACGGAGATGGAGTCAATCACTCCTGTAAAACCTGTGCCAAATACGTATGTGTAGTCTGCCGTATCACACAGAAACCTGTAAGTGTACGTACCAGGGACATTTGGTATAGCTACAAACCCGCTACCATCATACGGATAACCAACTGATCCGCTAGTATAAGAAACTAATCGAATAGTGGCTTGATACCATTTTCCTGCGGTCAGTTGTGTGCTTCCAGCACCATTATTTCTGATGAACCCTGTAACTGCCACGCCGGTAGCGGCACCTGTAGATGAATTTACAGACCAACCAGTTTGTGCGAACCACGCTGCGTTATTGATTAACTCCGCCCCAAGCGTCGTAGGCGCACCCTTGCTCTTATCCAGCATCAGCCCCACAAACTGCTCCACGGCAGTGACGGGCGTGGTGCCTGCGCTGTCGGTGAATAGCGTGCTGTAATCGCTGGGGTCGTACCACGCTCCCTGCTCGCCGGCAGAGAACAGATCGCGTGGATCAAACGGAGCAATGCCAAACCCGGCTTGCGAACCAAGCCCGATGGGCAGGCCGTTGCGGATGGGTACGCCGAAATAAGGCATTGCTCAGACTCACTGAATGTTGATCGGTTTGGCGTAAACCGTGCCGCCGCTGGACACTTGGACAGCACTCACGCGCCACGGCGCACCCGTGCCACCCGGCACAGCAAACGGAATCGGCGTGTTCGGCGGAATCGGCATGTCGGCTGTGGTGGCTGTCACGCCTTCGCCCACGCGGACGTAAGCCGCGGTCGTGCACCACACCACCACGCCCTGCGGGCCAGCGGGCCAGCCTGTGGTGCTGCCGGCAGTGCCGGTGTACGAGGCGGTCTGCGCGGCAAAGGCGGCGTCGTCAAGAGGCTTGAGCAGTTCCACAGAGTGTCCTTTCGGGCCGTCAGGCCAGGAATTTGAGCTTGTACAGGGTGCTGAGATACAGCCCGACAATCTCGTCAATGATGTTCTGCAGCGGCGTGTCGGACTTGTCGCAAACGTCGTAGCGCGTGTCTTCCAGCGTTTTCAGCGAGTCCTGCAAGAACTCCAACACGCTGTTGGTCTTGGTAGCCTGCTGCAACTCAATTGGCCCGATCAGCCCGTGCCGGCCCTGATACGCCTCGGCGAACTTGTCTGCCAGATCAATGATGCCGTCATAGAACGCGTTCAGCGCGACGTGTTTGGCGTACGAGCGCGTGTTGAGGTGCGCAGAGTGCGCCACGTCCCGCGCAAGGAACAGGTGGCCGATGAACGTCTCGCAACTCATACCGGGGCTCCTTCGGGCATTGTTTGCGGCGCACCCAGCATGCCGCCAGGCGAGGCCGGGGCCATCGGCATGAACTGGCGCTGCGCAGCCTGCAGATCACCCACCGCCATGATATCGCGCATGGTCTGAATGACCATTTCCTGGATCTGCTCGGGCCTCATGCCGGCCTGCACCACGCTCAGGCGCTTCGTCTCGGAGTCGTATTCCTTGATCTTCAGCTCCTGCGCTTCCATCGACTGGTTCACGCGCTGGAGCATCTGCATCATGCCCTGCAGTTCCTGCGTCAGCACCTGGATCTGCTGGTTCGCCGCCTGCAACGCCGGGTCTTCCTGATCCTGCAGCAGCTTCGGGTCGATGGTCTTGCGCAGGCGCTCAGCAAGCTCGTCAGCGCCCGGCCAGTCCATGTTCTTGACGAACAGGTCGCCAGCCACGGCCCACAACTGCGGCGAGCCCTGCAGAATCTGCGACATGGCGTCCATTGCCTCCTGCCGCTTGGTCAGGTACGACGGACCCGTGGTGACCACGACGTCGTACTTGCCGACGCCGGGGTTGTAGATCTTGGCAATCACCACGCCCGACTGGTCTTTGACCTCGCGCACCGGCTCGGGCTGCATCGGGTCCAGACGCGCCATCTTGGTCTGGCCGTCCACGCCAATAATCCGGGCGATGCGTTGCGTGTCGTAGATCTTCGGGATCAGGTCCACGATCTGCCGCGTGACATAGCGCACCGCCCGGGCCAGGTTGTCCACGTAGTGGTAAGTGCCGGTGTCCGACTGTTTCTCACGGGCCAGAATGGCTCGGCCGCTGCGTTCGTTGCTCGTAGCGCCCAAGCTGCTGTCGTACTGCCCCGTGGTGGCCTTCAGATCGTCCGAGGCGCCCATCTTGGCAGCAATCAGCCCCTGCTGGGCCATCGGCGGCTGCGCACGCTGCGGCAGCGGGAATGAGTTGCCGGCGCCGTCAGTGGCGTCAGGATTGACCTCCAGATACGGCCAGTTGGTCGTGTTGGCGGTTTTCCACTGGTGCTCGTAGCCCTCAAACTGGCCGCCATACCCGATAAACGGAGCCTTGGGCGCCAGAGCCAGCATTTCGGCTTCCTGCGACACCCAATAGTTGTACATCCGCTGGGCGTCCTTGGCATTGCGCACTAAGCCGCTGATGTGGATCTCGCCGTCAACCTCAAACTCGTTGCCGATCACGCGCACCACTGGAATCCACTTGCCGGCCCAGTCGCGCTCCTCGAGGATCTCGTACCCGTTGGTTTTGCACCACTTCACGCGCTGCTGCTCGGCCTGCCGGCTGCGCAGGGGCATCAGGCCCATGGCGCGCATCTGCCGGTCCTCTGGCGAGTCTTCAAACGCCGTCATGCCACCGGGGTACAGGTGCAGCGTCTTGAGTTCCTTCTCAATGTAGAAGTACTCCGCAATCCGCACCATGTTCTCGTTCAGCCAGTAGCCCGACGTTGAGTCGCCCACGCTGTACGACAGCAGGGTCGAAACCGGCGCGGCCTTAGGGTACAGGCGCTCGTACTCTTTCTTCGTCAGATCCTGCGTGATGAAGCAGAACTGCGCATCAGCACCGCACGGATCCTGAATCAGCGGGTCCATGTACACGCTGAACGAGTTGCGAATGCGCCCGATGCGGATGTCTTGGTCGAACGTGTCGGGGTCGCAGTACTCCGTCAGGATGCGGATGTAGCCCTCGCCAAACGTCACCTGGTTTTCGCAAGCCGTGTCGTAAGCCACGTCCGCGTCGGACATGTACTCAATGTGCCGAATAATGCCGTCAAAAATCTCCGCAACCTCCGGATCGGCCTTGTCGTCGGCAGGAATGATTTTGCCGCTGGGGCGGTTCTGGCGTTGGTCGTTGGTGACCGACTTGACGTGCTGCGGCAGCTTGTTGATCGTCAGGCACGGCCTGGCATTGATTGTCTGGCCCTGCACGCTGCCGCGTGTAGCCAGCACGTCCTGCGGCCACTGCCACGAATTGTCCGAACTGCCGGCATAGAACTTCAGGTCGTCCAGTTCGTTCTGCCGGGAATTCGACACCGCAGCCTGCGCCATCGTCATGCGCTGACGCATCTCGGCCAGAAAATCCGCGTCCTGCTTGCCGCCAGCAGCAGCCACGCGGGCCCCGGCAATGCCGGTGGGGTCGGAGGTGCGGTTGTACGAGGCCATTACTTCTTCTTTGCAGACGCGGGCTTTTGCGCCTCGCGTTTGACACTGTACGCGATGGCGACAGCCTGTTTCTGGGGCTTGCCGGCCTGCATTTCAGCTTTCACGTTCTTGCGAAACGCGGCGGAAGACGCTGATTTCACCAGAGGCATGATCTTATCTCCGTGAGTTCACTGCAGGAAGGCGTATAGATACGGGCGCGCCAGGCTCATCTTCCGTGCTGCCGTACACGTTCCCCAACACGTTCAAAACGCCAGCCATGCCGTTGTTTTTATACGCATCTGTCAGAAGAGACATGACGCCTTTTTCGCGCAAAGCATTGGTGACCCGTTGACGTGACGGCGCGTTGAAATTGTACCTGTCTTCGACCACATAAGAACCGTCTGGCAAACGCCTGTACGACGCCATGCCAAGCGTAGTTTCCATGCGGTACGCAGGGTCAGTGTAGCTCTTGTACAGCATGTCCAGCAGGCCTTCTCTAGTGTTGTCGCCAAAACTGGAAAACCCTTGTGGCCCATAATCGCCATAGCCAATTGAGCCCGTCGCGCTGCCGCCTTGTTTTGCAATCGCGTAACGTATCGCGGCCAAATCTTCGGGTGTAAACTGCGCCTCAGTAATAGGCGACTGATTCCCCATCAAATGGCTGGCAAATTGACGGACGTTGACTGGTATCAAAGCGTTTTTTACGCTTTGAACTTTTGCTGCCAACACGTTGTCAGCCATTACTTGCTCTTTTTTGCCGTCTTGGCCGACTCGCGGAACGCCTTGGCGGTGGGCGCGCCCGCAGCGCCCGGTTTGCGCATTTTCTCACCGCTGCCGGCAGCAATGCGCTCGCGCTTGGCGTGAATCGCAGCGTAGAGCCCTGGATCGCCGGGTTTTTTCATGCTGTCCTCATGTGTGAGGGCAAAAGTTGACCTTTTCCGCCCTGCACAGTCGCTCTATGCACTATGCAGGGGTGCATTCTGCCATGCTCAACCTTGTGCAACACCCGAAGATTTTCCACGCGGTTGTCTGAATGCACGCCATTGCGGTGATCGACCTCTTCGTCGCGCTCAAGCGGCTTGATAAACGCGTGCGCTACAAGCCGATGCACCAAAAACGACCTGCAAGGCTCAGTTCTTGGGCCGCCGTCACGTAAACGCACCTCAACGTAAGGTTTTGTGCGTCCTGTATCTTTTTTGGGCGTCAGACGCATGATGCGTTCGGCAACTGGAACTGGAGCGTTGGCTTTTCCTAGACGAAAACGAGCCAAGGACTTGACCCGGCCAAGCGTGCTCACTTGGTATCGGCCTTCGTACCCTTGGATGTCGGCCCACATTTCAGCACTTCCAGCGTCGCATTGCGGCTTTTGCACGGCTACCCTCTTCGCTTTTTTCTGCGATAGGGTGCATTCTACTACAAAACGACGCTTTTCGGCCCTTATCCGCTTCAGTCTTCGGACTCGGCGCAGGCGCCTTCAGATTCGACCCCGTTTCGCGGTTATAGCGCTCGCGCCCCTTGGCCGTCAGGCCCGCGCCGCGCTCGGTGGGCAGTTTTTCGCCCCGGCCGACGCTCAGAGACACGGATTTCTTTGCCATCACCGCTCCCGGAGGCCCTCAGTGAGCCATCCAACCCGCCGAAACCACGCCGCGATCACTGATCGAGCGGCGCTGCTCCTTGGCATTGTACTCCCTGTGGGCCAAAGGGAAAGCAAACGTGCATGCCAGCGCGTCGGCAGCGTCCGGCGACGCCAGGCCACGCGATTTCATGTCCTTCTTCGACTCCAGGTACACCGTTCCGCTGCTGTCGGGCTTCGTCTTCGGCCCCGTCAGGTCGGCTTTCAACTGCCGGTCAGTCGGTACGTGAGCCGATTTCAACCAGTCGCGCATTGCGCCCCACAGTTCGGCGCGCTTATTGCCCCACATCACGCTGGCCTTGGCCTTCCAGCCAAAATTCACGCCCCTGACCTTGAAACGCTGCTCCGTCAGGCGGTCCAGAATCCCGTATCCCAGCCCGCCCTCGTCAATCACCGTCATCGCAGGCCGGAATTCCTCGATGGCGTCGATCACGTGCCCCACCACGGTCATCGTGTCGTCGCCCCGATATCGCCGAATCGTTACCAGATCACGCCCCTGACGGGCCACTATTACGGTTGCGTCCGCGCCACTGCGCGCGGGGTCCACGCCCAGCACAATCGGTGCGGTCGGATCTTTGTACGCCGGCCGTTTTACGGCGTCGTCCACCAAGCGCGGCGCAATAAACTGGTCTTCGCCGGCAGCGGGGAACTCCCCGTACACTTCGACGCGGGCCTCGCGGGAGTCCTCGCCGTACTCATCGATGATCTGCTGGTACACCCGCTGGTCGGTGCCCTCAACGCTGCGGGCGTCAATCTGGATGTTCTTCCAGAAATCCCGCTTAGCGTGAAAGCACTCAAAAAAATACCCCTCATTGCGACGCGGGTTTGAAAATGCCAACCAGTACCTGTCGAGGATGTTCTCCGTAAAAAACCCCGCACCCACCGCCCAGATCGGATCCGGAATGCCCGACGCCTCGTCGAACACCAGCATCATCCCGTCCATGTTGTGCGTGCCCGCGTAAGCGTCCGGGTTCTCCTCGCTCCACAGCCGGCCCTCGGCCGCCCAGTAACGGGTGCCCTTCTTCAAATCCCGCTCAACGATCTGCGTGAGCCACTGCGCCGGCATGAGCTTCGTTGCCGAAATCTCCCACCAGTGCGAATTGATCAGCATCGCTGACCACTTCGTCAGCTCACCCCACGTCACGCCCCGCAACTGCGCTTCGCTGTTTGCGCTGACCATCACCGTGCTGCCAATCCGCGTCGAGAGCATCCACAGAATCAGCCAGCTCACCAGCGCCGACTTCCCGATCCCGCGTCCGCTCGACACCGCCGCCCGCAGGGTGTCCATTTCCACCTGCCCACGGTTCGCCCCGATGTGATCCCTCATCATCCGCAGCACGCGCCGCTGCCACCGCCGCGGACCGTCAAACGCCGCCAACGGCGTGTTCGGCTGCCCCCACGGAAACGCCAACAACACAAACGCTTCGGGGTCGTCCCGAATACGCGGTTCCCACAGGCGCGTCATCAGCGCCTGTTCTTCGCCTGCGGTGTATATCGGCTTCTGCATCAGCGCGTCACACCCGGCAGCGGCCGCGGCGCCGCCCGCATCATCGTCGGCGCGCCCTGCAAATACACCTCCGCAGGCCGCGGCGCCGTCATCGGATACGCCTG